AATTCAAAACACCGATCCTCGTTTCTTTTGGTTAACCAACTATATTGAAACGCTAGCTTCGTGTGAACTTTGGCCAGCTTATACGGCTGCTACGATCGCACATGAGTATCGTAAGCTTCTTGATAAGGCTGCAATGAAAACGGTTGGAAACACTGATTTCGTACCCTTCCAGGGACACGATTTCTCCATGCGTGGCATGGGCGGCTTGCAAATGGCTATTAAGACTGGCATGGGACATCTGACCAGTTTCTCTGGAACTGACACTATCCCTGCTATTCTGGGCGCTGAATCGTATTACGATGCAAACATCGAAAAAGAACTGGTGGGAACTTCTATTCCCGCTACCGAGCACAGCATTCAATGTGCTTATGGAAATGATATGGAATATCTAACTCAGATGCTCTCTGTAGTTCATCCAAATGGATTCGTTTCGATCGTCTCTGATGGTTATGATTTCTGGGATGTAATTGGTCGAGTGTTACCAGCGCTCAAAGAAAAGATCATGGCTCGTGACGGCAAAGTAGTCATTCGTCCTGATTCAGGCGATCCAGTAAAGATCATTTGTGGCGATCCCGATGCTAAACCAGGTTCTTTGGAATATAAGGGTGCAGTAGAAGCTCTGTGGGACATTTTTGGTGGCACTTATACGAAAAAATATAAAGAATCTGAAAAAGTTTCATCGGTAGCTCAACTTATAGATCAAAATTTGGGAAGATACAAACTACTTGATTCTCATATCGGTCTTATCTATGGTGATGCTATTACGTTGAATCGTGCCGAAGAGATCGTCAATCGATTGGAAGCCAAAGGATTCGCATCAATTAACGTGGTGTTCGGTATTGGTTCGTATACGTATCAATACAATACCCGCGATACCTTTGGATTTGCCCTTAAATCGACCGCCTGTGTGATCAATGGAGAAGAGAAACAAATCTTCAAAGATCCCAAAACTGATGATGGTATCAAGAAGTCTCAAAAAGGTAAAGTCCATGTCTATAAAAATGGTGATAAGCTTGCCATGGTAGACGGGTTACCTTTGGCTTCTGAGATGTCTGCAGATCTTCTTCAGCCCATCTTTGAGGATGGCGTGCTGTTGAATCAGCAGACTTTCGCGGAGATTCGTGCTAGGTTGGCGAAAGCTAAATAATTGTGATATAATTTGAGTGGGCCTGTAGCTCAATTGGGAGAGCGCTAGCTTTGCAAGCTAGAGGTTGTCGGATCGTTCCCGATCAGGTCCACCATTTTTTTATGAAACGCAACTGTCTTAATTGTGGTCAAGAATTTGACGCCCCCGATAAAGAAGTAAAAAGGGGCAATGGTAAATATTGCTCTCGCAAGTGCAGTGTTTATAACATGCGTTTTCATCGAAAAAAGCCAGAAAAACACATTGTTACTTGTGCATATTGTGGGATTAGCTTTTCTAAGAATAAAAGTAAGCTGTTAAATTCAAAAAGTAAATTGTATTTTTGCTGTAGAGCGCATAAAGATATTTCTCAACGAATAGGTGGTATTAAAGAAATTCAACCCGCACACTATGGTGATCAAAAAAGTGACTATAGAGAAGTCGCTTTTTCTGTTCATAACAAAGAATGCAACAGATGTGGATATCATAAACAATTAGCTGTTCTTTGCGTACACCATAAAGATCGAGACAGAAAAAACAACTCTATTGACAACTTAGAAATTTTATGTCCTACTTGTCATATGGAAGAACACTTCTTGGCTGGAGATGGACTGTGGAGTGTAGATGAGCGATAAACAAATAAACAGTGGAACCATTCTGGATATTTGGATCAATGAAGAAGGTATCCAGATGGTAAAGGTTGAGCAAGATGATGGCGAAATTGTCATTATTGAAGCTGCTCAAATTTTACAAGTAACACCTGTATTGGATAACTAATATGGAAATGAAACCAGTTAATAGTTCAAATCTCACCGCAGTTGGTTATGATGAAGCAAAGAAGCTATTAAAGGTAGCTTTCAAAGATGGTTCTATCTATACCTATGAGGAAGTTCCCAAAGCGCTTTACGATGGCTTGTTGGCGGCAGAAAGTCAAGGAAAATTCTTTAATATTCAGATTCGTACCAAGGGTTTTAAATATACTTCTTTTCGACCGTCATGACAGAGGATGAAAAAGAATGGCTTGAGATGGATCAGGAAGTTCTGGTAGAATTACGTGTCACATTAGAGGAAATGAAGTTAATCAAGCGCGCTGCACGTTTAAAAGAAATGACGGTAGAAGAATATCTAGAGGATTTTTTTAAATCTTTCGCAGAAGGCAAAAAATGAGCTTAGTAACTTTGGAATCACATATTGTTGAAATTAAAGTGACCGAAGAGATGCTTCAGAAGGCCCATGGTAAAGCAGAACAAATGGGATGCCTCAATAAGCATTCTATGATGAAAGGTTCCAGAAACGTAGAAGGCGTGCTGGGTGAATTGGCTGCTCTTTCATATCTCGCCAACGCTGTTCCTACAGATAATTACGATAATGATCTAAGAATTGGCAAGGTCACTATTGATGTAAAAACCAAAAGATTGACCATGCGCCCTAGACTGTATTATGATTGCACAGTTTATGGGTACAATCCAAATCAGAATTGCCACGTGTATTTATTTGCTGGCGTTAAGGATGACCACTCTGTAGTTTGGCTGAGTGGTTGGTTACCTAAGCCTGAATTCTATGAGATTGCAGAATTTTGTCCAAAAGGATCTCAGAGACCGTTGGGCAACAATAAAATGCTCACCTATAAAGAAGATAATTATGTGATTCAAGTAAAAGATCTGAATCAGGTAGTTATACTACAAAACATCCATCCAAAAGAATAAAGTCCTGGGGCCTCGCTATTTAGACTTATCGCCGAGGACGTCCCAGGACTAGTTTCCCTAAGCTTTCGCAGTCGGGAGTTTCAAAATCTGCCTGCGTTGAGTCAACATTACTAACTCCTCAACGCAGGGCTCGTTTTAACTCTTTTTAAAGAAGTCCAACAAATCTTTCATAGTTCCCACTGGCTCCGATTTAACGGGTGGTTCACCTAAACATTGACCAGTTTCCCCAGGATGAATTTGACATTCATCCTTGATGAAAAAATGTTTAGCCAATTCCTTGCAAATAGCACAATTAACGTGGGTTTTATCGTAAGCGTGAAACATATTATTCATCATAGGAATGATCGTAGTTTCCGTCCCAAGCATCTGGCGCTGATGGTCTGGCCGCGCTGGGAACGAATATTCTGTGACCACTAGTAGGAGCACCAAGCTGAAAATGTGTCCATTCAGGTGTCCATCTTTTATCCTCAAAAAACAAGCCTAATTGTTTCATCAAATCTAAATTCTGTAATACCCATGCCCATAAGCTGCCATCAGGATCGGCAATATCTACTGCTAAACCAAGCATATGCTTTGAATGTTTTGCTGCACCTGGGGTAGAAGCATTGATAGAAGGTGGTCGCCATCCAGAATTCACTGTCATGGGTTTAGCCCATGCGGTACGCACTTGGTTCATAGGAATCAATAACTTATCTAGGTTATCAGAGATTTCCTGTGTATAATCATTAGGATATTGTTGATCTCTGCCTTTTAATAATTCATCTTTGCTAATCATAAATCTCTTGTTTCCTATTGTGGTGGTGATACAATCAAGATTGGGTGGCATACGGATTTGGCGTAAAATGCCGTTCCTAGCAATAGGGCGCCTATTTCCAACAAATCGCGGGTAAAAACTGGCGTATGTCACCCACAAAGGAGATTAGTATGGAACAAAATTTTGTACTTGATAGCTATAGATTAGAAGCTTGGATTACTACTTTTGGATCAGTTCCTGTCGAACTTATTGCCAGTGAAGATTTCAGCGAATCCTATGAGATGGACGCTGGACATGTGTATCGATTAGAAAACGGTAAATTTGCCACAGTATTCGAATCTGGTTGCTCTTGCTATGAAGCTAGAGATGCCGCTATTGAGCTTTTTCCTACCAAAGAAGCAGCTATGGAGCAATTTGATGCCTGGGTAAAAGGTAAAAAGCAAGACAGACACGAAAGAGGTTATTAATATGAACGTCAAAGTTTGCAATTTTCGTGAACCAGAGTTTTCGCATGATTTTATCAAGTCTTTAACGGAGACTGGTTTTGCCGTTATTACACATCACGGTATTGACCATGGTTTGATTAAACAGACACAGGATGTTTGGCGTCATTTCTTT